CAAGCAATCTGGGCGTTTCTTTGACTGAAGGTGAGACACTTAACTATGAGTTAACCGCTGACTATGGCGTAGGCTATGAGTGGGACTTATCAAACGTACCAGGTGTAACTACAGTTGACGGTAACGTAAGGAAGATTATAGGCGGCTCAGGTCTGGCTGCTGGAGAGTACGCAGTCCCTGTAAAGGCGATTAACTACAACGGCGAAGATAGTCAAGTGATAGAAGTCAGTGTAGGCTCTCCCCCTTTTGCTAATACAAAAAGCGTGCAGTTTAACAACAATGACTTCCTTTCATCAAACGCAGGCATTCTACAGAATGTGCTTGGCAGGTCGGCGAATGGCTCTGGAAGCTCCGATGCGTGGACTGTTGCTCTTTGGTTTAAGGCAGGAACCGCCTCTAATGCCTCTCAAACAATAATTTACTATGGTGGTCAAGATGTAGCTAATGGCGGTCACTTCCAGATAAAGTATAACGGTCAAAGCAATGCAAAAAGGCTCGAGATGCGTTATGGAACTAGCAACAATAGGCTTAACTTTGTAACTCAAAACAATAGTATTGTTGTTGGCCAATGGCATCATGTACTTGTTAGTTACGATGGAGGCACCACTGGCTCTAGCAGTGGGTCTATGTCTAGCTACTATGGCCGATTTAGGTTCTTTATCGATGGTGTTGATATAACATCGTCTAATACAAACTCGAACAATAACTTCGGTTATACCGGCTCAGTTCTTGGTCAGAATTTTAATATAGGTAAATATAACAACGGTCAAACTCTTAGGAATAATTGTAAGATAGATGAACTTGCTGTATGGGACAGCGATCAAAGTTCTAATGCCTCGCTAATATACAATAACGGCAATCCTCACGATTTAATTAACCTATCACAAGCGCCTGCGCACTGGTGGAGAATGGGGGACGGCGATTCATTCCCGTACTTGTTTGATGTTGGCACTGAAGCTAACACCATCTTTATAATGAATAATATGACGGCCGCTGATATTGTCAGCGATACCCCATAGAAGAATTGCGCGAGGAAACTATAGTGAGTTACAGGACGTTTTTGCACAAAGACTGCGACAAAGAGGTTTTCGGGCCGTTATTTAGCAAGCATCCTTACTACAGGCGAGTAGGTGAAGACGGCCACGCCTTCTTTACTGGTACGCTTAGAGAGCTGGTTGATACGCAGTATGACTACAGAGACCTGACGAATTACGAATGGACAGGGCAGGAGTTATACGATTATCTGCACAGCGAGATTGGAGATGGAGGCTACATGGGGGCGGTAGAGGTGACACGGACTCAGGCTGGAATGGTATGCATTTACGCCTCTAGTATTGCGCCGCCTACAGACCCCTAAACTGGCTCTGTATGTGCTGCACATGATAAAATTTAATTATGATTAAACAAGGGTAAGATTATGACCGTAAACATTAGCAAAGTGACTACATCAGTTGGTGAGAGTGGCGATGGAATCATCGAGGATGGTGATTACCTAATACTTAACGGACAGGCAGAAAAGACAGGCAAAATCAATGTTCGCTGTTCGGGCGAGTTTGGCGGTGCAGAGGTTCGCGTGGGTTACTTTGAAAAGGGCGACTTTGCTATTCAGGATTTACCAAGCGGCGACCCTGCGGCGTTTACTGAATCATTCGCTTTGCGCTTTGATTGCGGTACGTTTAATAACATTGGTTCAGGCCCAGCAATACAGGTTGCAAGTATTAGTGGTACGACAGATGCGGTGCTTACAATCTCAAGTATCGACTAATTGTTATAATATAACATAACGGCCACACGGGCCTTAAACGAGTGTTAGAGAAGGAGTAAGGTTATGGCGGCAACAGCGGCGGCTAAGAATAGAAAGGTTCGTCAAGAGGCTCTTAGAGATCAATTAAAGGCTCAGGGCCATGTTCAGCATGTGGTTGATATAGCGAAGAAATTTAGAGAGCAGGGTGCGAGCATGGAAGCCTCTGAGATTACAACTAAAAAACATGCTGCTGACATACACTTGAAGTTGATTAATAAGTACCTGCCAGACCTTAAAGCTATGGAGCTAACAGGCGAGGGTGGCGGTGATGTTGGTATAGATCAAGTGCTAACAGTGGAGTTTGTAACAGTTGAAAATAAAGCTACCTGATAAATTCCAGCCGCTATTCAAGCCAAAGCGTATCAAGGTTTATTTTGGTGGTCGTGGTGGCGCTAAAACTGAGAGTATCATCAGGGCAGGCTTGATACTGGCAAAGAGTGAGCATAAGAGGTTCTTGTGTTTGCGTGAGTTTATGAACTCTATTGACGATTCTGTGCACGCGGCTATTAAGGGCATTATTTCAACTGATGGCTTCACAGGGTTTGAGGAGTTGGCTAACAGGATTGATGGCCCTAATGGTTCGGGGTTTAAATATGGTCAGTTAGCTAGAAACCTAAGCAGCATTAAATCAAAATATGATTTCGATGTAGCTTGGGTAGAAGAGGCAGAGACTATCACGGCTGAATCAATAGAGGTGCTAGAGCCTACTATTCGTAAAGCGGGTTCTGAGTTGTGGTATAGCTTAAACCCAGCGCGTGAAGATGGGGCGGTTTATTCTAAATATATACTCCCTTACATAGATGAGATTAATCGCACAGGCTTTTATGAGGACGATGACCTATACGTTTGCAAAGTTGGTCTAGAAGATAATCCTTGGGCACCAGAGAGCCTTTTAAAAGCATCTGAGAAGATGAAGAGTGACAATTACGACTTGTGGTGTCACATCTGGGATGGGCAGCCAAGGCGCGATTTAGATGACGTTATCATACAACCAAAGTGGATTGATGCGGCTATAGATGCCCACAAGAAGCTAGGCTGGGAAGTTATGGGCGTCAAGAGCTTAGGGTTTGACCCTGCTGACGCTGGCAGCGATGCTAAAGCCATTGCCTTTAGACATGGCTCATTGGTAGAGAAGGCCGAGAGTTGGACGAGTGGTGATATTACCAGCGCGATACCCAGAGCGTTTGATAGTGCCGATGACTGGAGAGCTGACCATATTGTATTTGATGCCGATGGTTTGGGTGCTGCTGTAAAAGTGGGGTTGGATAAGCGGGCAATGGGTAACATGGTTATAACTGCCTATCATGGCGGCGCATCTGTTGATAACCCATTGGCCAAATATGAAGATAATCGCAGCAACAAAGATACATTTAAAAACAAGCGAGCGCAGTATTACTGGTTATTGGCTGACAGATTTCGCAAAACTTATGACGCGGTTGTTGGTGGTAAATATTCCGACCCTGATGATTTGATTAGTCTTGATTCGTCCATCCCAGAGTTAAAGCAGATTAAAAGCGAGCTGTCTAGGGTGTTAAGGAAGCGCACGAACAATAGTAAAATACAGCTAGAGTCTAAACCTGATATGGCAAAGCGGGGCGTTAAGTCGCCCAACTTAGCTGATGCCATAGTTATGTGCTTTGCAAACCCTTTAACGGTAATTGATGAGCCAACACTAGAGTTTGATGAATTATGGTAAATTTTGAAGATCACGGAAAAGTCTTGCAGATGCTTTCTAAGGCGCAAGACGCTGATGCAGATATGCGAGATCAAGTGCGGGAAACTAACGCCTTCCTAACGGCTAGAGATGGTCAGTGGGAGGCTGGTTACTTGCCTGATATCAAGATGCCTAAATACACGCTTGATAAGTGCAACCCTATTGTCGACTCGATAGCCTCGCAGATTGAAGAACAAGAGTTTGCCGTTAAGGTTAAGCCCGCTGATGGCCAGGCGTCCAAAGACACAGCCGTTATCTATGATGGATTAATACGCAACATACAGAACATAAGTAACGCGGTTGCAGTGTTCAATGGTGTGTCACGCCGATCTATTGCAACAGGGTTATCAGGTTGCCGAGTTGTTCAGGAGTACGCCAGTCCCGACTCATTCGACCAAGATTTGATGATTAAGCCGTTGTCAGACTTTGAAAACCGTGTTTGGTTTGGCCCCTATGAGCTATCAGATGCCTCTGATGCTATGTACTGTTGGGTATTTGAGGCAATGTCGCCTGATGACTATGACGCTCAATATCCTGAGGGTTCAAAGCAGGGTCTAACACAAGACTTTTGGGAAGATATTTGGTTTGATAAGCCCGATGTGATTATGGTTGCAGAGTTTATCTATAAAACCTATAAAACCGTTGAGCTGGTGAAAATGTCAGACGGCGAAGTCTATGAGGACGATGAAGACTTTAAGCGGGTAGTTGAAGAGTTGCGCGAAACTGGCGTCATTGAAGTTAATCGCAAAACCAAGAAAATTTGCGAGATAAAAACTCGAATGATGGATGGTAAGGATTGGCTAACACCTGAACAAGACACCGTCTTTCGTGATTTGCCCGTAATACAATGCGCGGCTAACTTCCAGATAACACAAAACAAACCTGTTTATTGGGGTGCCATTGATAAGCTGCTAGATCAGCAACGCCTATACAACTACAGCTTTAGTAAGCAAGTGGCCGAAACAGCTTTAGCGCCAACAGAAACAATTGTAATGACCAAGCAGCAAGCGGTGGGCAATGATTACAGTCGTATTAATAGCAACCCCAAGCCGATAATCACTTACACGCACGTTGATGGACAGCCAGCGCCCTACAAGATGCCACCACCAAACGTAAACCCAGCGCTAGAGGTTATTAAACAGTCAACATCCAATGATATTAATGCCTCGGCTGGTCAGTTTAACGCCAATATGGGCAATAATGCCGGCCTACAATCAGGCGCAGCTATTGGGTTGCAGATTGATAAGGGTGATAGTTCTAACCTGAAATACGTGCAGGATAGAGAGGCGTTTGTGGGCCGTGTTGGTCAGATTCTAGTCAATGCCATTCCGTACACTTATGATGCAGAGCGGCAGATTAGAATTGTTGGCGAAGATGGCACAGAGGATATGGAGACTATTAACACGTCCATATTTGATAACGAGACTCAACAGGTGGTTGAGCTTAACAACATGGCGGCTGGTACTTATGACGTAGTTTGTAACGCGCAGAAGACGTTTAAGAATCGTCAAGACACAATGAATAACACCATTTTGCAGCTTGCGGCGGTGAAGCCTGAAATCCTAGATTTTGCGGCTGATGTTATTTTGAAAAATGCCGATGGTGCGGGCTTGAATGCAATCTCCGAGCGATACAGGGCGCAAATGCTACCACAGGGCATAATCCCACAAGAGCAATGGACAGATGAGGAATTAGCGCAGGCGCAAGCAGCACAGCAAGCGGCGGCACAACAACCACAAGAGCCGACTATTGATGAGCAGTTAGCGCAATCCCAGCTAATGATGGGTCAAGCCGAGCTGCAAAAGGTACAGGTTCAAACTGCAAACCTACAGCAAGAAGGCCAGATTGCGGCAATGAAGCTAAACCAAGCACAGCAAACGCTGGACATGAAAGGTGACGAACAAGCCTTTAGGCAGCAGCTAGACATCAATAGGCAGCTATCGGAGCGGATGAACACAATGGCCGACACGATGAACAAGCTGATAGAGGCAACGGGTTCAGAAGGCATTGCAGGGCCAAACACGATGGAAGCTGTAGCGAATCAAGCTCAAATGATTACAAGCGAGCAGAATGATATGAGCGCTATGACTAACGAGCAGTTGATGGAGGTTGTACGCAATGGATAGAGAGCAGGCGGCCAATGAGTTAGTAAGGCGCGGCGTTACGCTGGAGGATATGCAAAACTATTTTCTAGCGTTTGCCGAGCCTGTAGCGGCTATTGGTTCGGGTATTGTTGCCGAGCCTTTAGCGGGATTTGCTGGTTTAGCCGCGGCCCCTTTCGGTTCAGACGCGGCGGCTAACGCTGTTAATTATTACCGCGATAAGCTCACCTACTCACCAAGGTCAGAGGTGGGTCAATCTGGAATGGCTGCTGTAGGTGAGGCGATGGCTCCAATAGGTGAAGCAATGGATTATGCGGCCAGTGGTGCTGGTGACTACATTTACGATAAGACAGGAAGCCCAGCGTTAGCAGCGGCGGCTTATTCAGCACCAACGGCAGCACTTGAGCTATTAGGCTTAAAAGGCGTTAACCAGTTAAGCAAATCAGGCAAGCTGGGGAAACAGCTAGAGTTTGGCGACATAGGCAGCGGTGGAGTAGGCAACAAGCAACGCGGTATCTTTGCGGGGGTGAAGGCTAAGGGTGCGGATTTAAAGCGTCAGGCAGCAGCAGAGGAGCTTGCTAAACGCGGTGTTGGGCGCGACCAAATATGGCAGGAAACGGGCTGGTTTAATGATGTTGATGGTAATTGGAAGTTTGAGATTGACGACAGTCGAGCGAAGCCCAGAGATATGATGAATACCATCCCTGATGCAGCAGCTCAACTTGATGAGTTTGATGAGGTTATGGGGCCGCTTGGTAAAGGGTTAACTCATCCAGATGCTAGAAAGGCATACCCAGATGAGTTTAAAGATATTGATTACATCGTGAAGCCGTACAGTGATGGCGGGTTTTATAGGGGTGGTGAAATACAGGTAGGGACTGATTATAGGCATGGCGACAAGTCAATAAAGGGCGACAAAAGCACCACGCTTCACGAAGCACAACACGCCATACAAGAGCGCGAGGGCTTTGCTAGGGGTGGTAGTCCGGCTGATATGCAAAGTGTAAAAGATAGTACTGCCTCAGAGCTAGACTACCAAAATAAAAGAATTAGCCAGCTTACAGCAGACGCTAAAAAAACTAATGAATATCAAGTTCTTGAGAATAACCTAGTGGAAGCGTTAGAGGCAGGTGATGACGCAAGGGTTGATGGCTTGATGGAAGCTCAGGCTGACTACTTAAATAATTTCCCGTTACTTGGCGGGCATGAAGCAAAAGCGCGAAAGTTGTCAAAAGCACTGGCTGACATAGGAAGGCCAGACGCTGCATATAAAAGACTAGCAGGCGAAGCCGAGGCGCGTAACGTACAAACCCGCATGAACTACACACCAGCGCAGCGCAAGGCAGCGGCACCTTGGACTACGCTAGATGTACCAGAGAGCGAGCTTATTGTAAGGGGTAACAGTAACGGCCCAATGATGAGTGTCAGGGAGCAGGTAGTGGTGGCACTACCATCAAATGCCGATGGGGTTAGGCGATTCAAGGAGATAAAGGCAATCGACCCAGACGCAAAGGCAGTAAGAGGTGATGCTGGAATCACTGTTAGTTATCGAGACTCATATAAGCCAAAGCAGGTTGATACAGGAAATAGCTTTCTTTTTGATTTTGACCCAGATGCGCTACTCACTACAGAGAAGGGGTTTAAGAACACCTCCAACTACCAAGGCGACAGCGCAAAGCCGATTACCGTAACCAAGAGCGGTGGTGAGTTTCATATTCTTGATGGGCACCATAGGGCAAAGATCGCCAAAGAACAGGGTAAAGAGGTTCGCGCCGTTGTGATTCCCGAGAGTGACTTTAAAGTAATGAGCGAAAAGAAGATCCACCAAGGGGATATGTTGAAAGAATGGATTGCTACGGGCGGCCCAAAAAAGACTCCAGTAACGGCCCAATGATGAGCGCGAGTGATGATATTAAAAGCGCTATAAGAGAGAGTGAGGGCGCTATAACACTGAATAAAGTTATTACTCCTGAGTCTGCAAGAGGTAAAGGGCTGGGCACTAAGTTTATGAAGGGTTTGATAGGCCGAGCTGACCAAAGCGGCAAGAGGATTGAGCTAACACCAAGCGCTGATTTTGGCGGCAATAAAAACAGGCTGGTTAAGTTTTATAAGGGGCTTGGATTTGTAGAGAATAAAGGGAAAAACAAGGATTACGAGATAAGCGAATCTATGTACAGGCTTCCAGAATAATTAAAAGGGCTTGTAATGACCCTTAATTTGCCCTATTAGGTATTAAGTTATAACATAACAGTTACAAGTGTACGCGACACAATTCGCGAGTTATCAAGAGTGTTATTTTATGAGCGAAGAGATGGAAGTGGCCGAAAGCCCAGCTGTTGAAAATGATATTACCCTAGACGCTGAAGCGCATGATTTGCCAGAAGAATCGGCAGAGAATCAAGAGGGCGAACAGGGTGAGATTGAAAATGATGCAGCCTCAGATTCATCACCTGATATTGCGCCAGAGCAAGAAAAAAAGCTGGAGCATACCGCAAGCGTAAAGAAGGCCATCAACAGCAAGCATCGACAGATGAAGGAAGCCCAAGAGAAAGCCGAGGAGCTGCAAAAGCGAATCGACGAGCTTGAGGGTAAAAAATTGGCAGAGTCAACGGCTCTAGCTGATGTTCCGGCATTGCCTGATCAGTTTGATGATGACTTTGAAACAAAGCGGCAGCAGCGCGAAGCCATATTGATTGAGAATGCGAGACGAGCGGCGATTACAGAATACAATCAGAAGCAAGAATTGCAGGCTCAACAGGCGGCGCAAATAAAGCAGCAAAAGGAATGGGATGAAAAGCAAGCGGCATTCATGGCGGCAGGTGTTGAGGCTGGTATTAGTGAAGATTCTATTGTTGAGTCGGCGCAAACCATCAGCAACTTAGGCTTGCCTAAGGATGCTATTGCCATGCTTGTTGGTGAAGCTGATGGGGCGGTAATTATGGATTACCTGTCTAAAAACCCCGATCTAACTATCGAACTGGCAGGGATGAACCCTTATCAACAGGGCGCAGCTATTCAATCCAGAGTCCGCAATGCTGTTAAACCTAGCAAGAAGATGACTAAAGCACCAGTACCGCCAAAAACGGCTAACGGTGCGGCAGGCCACCAATCAGGCAATCCCTTATTAAAAGGTGCCACCTTTGAATAACTCGGAGAATTAAATCATGGCTAACAATTTTGATAGCAACTTTACTAAAAAACTGGCTAAAGGCGTTTTAGGTTCTTTTGAATCTCAGCGTGTTTTATCCAAGAACGTAAACACCCAGAAGCTAGACGGTAAATTTGACCCTACCACTGGTTCAACTACTCGCTTTAAGCGTCCAACAGACTACAAAAGCAAGCGCAGTGCTAACGGTGACATTTCGGGCGGTACTCGCTCTGACATTATTCGCGGCGAAGCGGTTGGTGAGGTTCAAGACTACATTACTGTTGATGTTGATTTTGATGAGGCGGTGCAGTCTCTTGAAATGGGCAACGATGAGCAGGAATTTTACGATGCAATGGCGCTTCGTATCGTTACCGATCTTGAGTTAGATTTCGCTGACTTTATGATGAAGAATTCAGCACTTCAGGCTGGCACCGTTGGTACTGGTGTTGGTACTTGGGATGCGGTTTCCGAAGCTGGTTCTGTTCTACAGTCAACTGGTGTCCCTGCTGGCCCTTGGTGCTACGGCGTGAACTCTTACACCCAACGTAAGCTTGCAAGCGATCAGCGTTCACTAGGCGGCGAAACTGGCATGATGACTGCCAACGAGCGAGCCACTATCACTGATAACTTTGCTGGTATGCGTGTTATGACTGCCACCACTATGGGCAGCTATACCACAAGCGCAGGCGCTACCCGTGACGGCACCCTGGCATCTTCACCAGTTCAGACCTATGTTTCTGTTAAAGATTCATACACTCAGCAGCTGGCGGTTACAGGCTTTCAAGCCAACCTTGTGATTAAGGCTGGCGAGCGTATCAGCGTTGCAGGTCGTAATCGTTTAAATCTTTCCACACGCCGCCCAATCTTGGACGATCTAGGGAATCAGATTGTATTTACTGCGGTTGTTACTGAGGATGTCACGCTCGATGGTTCGGGTGCCGGCACTTTGATCATCTCAGGCCCGGCGGTATTTGAGGCTAACGGTGCTTATAACACTGTTGATAGTGCCCTAACTACTGGTGATGTCGTAACGCTGTTGGCTGCTGAGAGTTCAATCATTCAGCCTAATATGTTCTGGCATAAGGATGCTTTCTCTATCGGTTCTGTACCGATTAAAAAGCTTTTCAGCACTGATACCATTGGCACTACTAACGATGGATTGCAGATGCGCGTAAGTAAGTACGCGGACGGTGATGCTAACAAGCAGATTGTTCGTATTGACTTCCGCCCAGCTTATTGTGCTATGAATCAGTTTTGGGCTGGTCACGGTCACGGCTAATCAAGCCTAGTTAAATCATCGGGGGCTACGGCCCCCTTTGTTCGTTAAGGGGTGCTAAAATGATTACATGGCTACGACCTTGCGGGTCAACAGTTACAACTAACGAAACGCCAGCCACCATTGCTTATGCTGAATTGCATAAGTGGGAGCGTGAAGGGCAAAAGATTGTTAAAGTTATTGAGGTGGATATGGATAGCGGCCAAGCTATCGACTCGATAACAACTAAAGAGGCGTTAAAGTCTCATTTAAACGATGTTCACGGCGTAAAGATAGATTTGCGCGGAAGTATGGAGCACGTTAAAAGCAAAGCTAAAAAGGCGGTTAAAGAATGTCTACAGCAGCGCAAGTAATAAAAACAGCTTTACAGTTGATATTGGTGCAAGGCTCAGAGGCGGCGCTAGAGGCTGATGAGTTCGCATCTGGTGTCGAGTATCTGAATGATATGATGGCTGAATGGGAAAGTAATGGCATAGACTTAGGTTATACGCCAGTTGTAACGCTAGGTGATGAGGTAACTATTCCAGCTTATGCTAATCAAGCTGTTAAGCAAAACTTAGCGGTTAGGCTTGGCCCAGAGTTCGGCGGCTTGGTTTCGCCGTTGCTTGATAGAAATGCCACAGAATCTTATCGTTATATGCTTAACGCGGCTTATGAGATTCAAAGCACAACTTATCAAACAACTTTGCCAATGGGTTCGGGTAATACCGCCACAGGGTTTAGCGTAGACCCATTTTATCCTGCTGGAGTCACTAAACCAGATGCCTAAAACTCAAATCCCAATAGCTAACGGCTTTTATCAGTCCGCATCTTTGCCAATATCGGCGCAACGGTGTATTAACTGGTATCCAAATATTCCACAGGGCGACACTGTTACTAATGCTAACCTGTTTGGAACTGCGGGCATTGAGCAGTTAGTTGGTGGTTCACCAATTAAAACAACGCGCGGTGCCATTGTAAGCGCTTCGATTCCATATTTTGTTATTGGTGATGAACTTATAAAGCTGGTTAGCTCAATAGATTTGGAAGGCGTTGAGACTTTCACCACTGTTAGTCTTGGCAATATTTCGGGCAGCGGTCGTGTGTCAATGGCTGATAATGGTAATCAGGTATGCATAGTCGTGCCCAGTGGCCTTTCTTACATCTGGGACGAGTCAGACGGCGCACTTTACACCATTACAGACCCAGCATTTGACGGCCCTGCTGACTCTGTTGTTTATATTGACGGCTTCTTTGTGTTTACCACTTCAACGGGTAAGAAGTTTAACAATTCGCCCTTAAATGACGGTAGAGGTGCGGGAAATGGTACTGGCGTTGCTTATGATGCCTTAGATTTCTCGGTGGCAGAGGGCGACCCAGACCAGATCAGGGCGGGCCACAGTTTTGGTGGTCGGTTGTTTATACTTGGCTCAGAGACAACACAGGTTTTTGTAAATATTGGCCGCACACCCGCACCATTTCAGACGTACAATAAAACGCTTTATACCACTGGCATCTCTGCGCCTAATTCTATAATTGATTTCGGTGATACATTCGCGTTTGTGGGCGCTGGTGTTAATGAGTCGCCTTCGATTTATGCCTTTACTGGCAATGGATTTAAAAAAATCAGCACCACAGCCATTGATAACGTATTAAACGAACTGACAGCAGCGGAATTGTCGAGCGTTTATAGTTGGTCTTATGGTAAAGATGGCGCTTTTTTTATTGGCTTTCAGTTGCCTAACACCTGCTTTGTTTATGAGTCTATAACTGGGCTATGGCACGAGCGTCTAAGCTACAGCAATAAAAAGGACATCCCCTATCGTGTTGCAGCAATTATTACCGCCTATGGTCGCACTATTGTTGGTGACAACCTTGATGGCAGGATTGGAGCAATCCAGAATGATTTATATACCGAGTACGATACGATTATCAGAAGGATTGTTACCACAAAGCCATTTGATAATTTAGGGAATAGGGTTTTCCTGTCGTCTATTGAAGCGGTAATGGAGACAGGCGTGGGCGTTTCTGGTGGTGTCCCTGTTGCTTTTGGGAGTGGTTCATCTGTTGATGTTGGTCAAGACCCTATGATGATGATGGAATATTCAGATGATGGCTCTAGGTCGTTTGGCAATGGCCGCTTTAGAAGTTTGGGCAAAGCGGGCGAGTATAATCGCCGTGTTATTTGGCGCAGGGTTAATAGTTTCCCAAGATCGAGAGTTTTACGGTTCGTATTTTCTGAGCCTGTAAAACCTGTGTTTATTAAATTAGAGGTCGATATAGTTGGCTGATTTTGTAGCGGTTGCACCTGATTTCAGATACCCAATAGTAGATGGTTCAGGCAGGGCAACAGAGGACTTTCAGCGATTTGCGGCGGTTACTGTCGAGCTGTTAAACGCATTAAATCCCACCATTGGAACAGGTACGCCAGAGGGTGTATTATCTGAGGGGCCACAATCAATCTATATTGATGATTCTGCACCAGTTGGCGAGGGTATTTATATTAAAGAATCAGGAACAGGTAAAACGGGATGGGTGAAGCGCTCATAATTGACAACTTTCTCAGCGGCTTTGAGTCGTTTAGGGATAGTTTGGATAGTCATATTTTTAGTGGTGTTAAATCGCCTGTTGATGACATTTTTTACTCAGGCGTATCTGCTGATGTGCCTAAGTCTGTATCTGATAATATAAAATCTAGGCTTGACTTATACTTTGGTGATGTTGAAGTTAAATTTCAGTTTATGCGGATAAGTCAGGAGGGGGTTTTTGCGCCACACGAGGCCCACAATGATGCAAGCATGGCTGATTATAGCATGATGCTTTATCTAAACAGGCTAGAGGATTGTCAGGGAGGAACTTCATTTGTTAGTCATGCCGACGAGGATATGAAATTTGGCCCAGTAGATGAAAGGCAGTTTGCTATCTGGAAAAACGACCACAAAGATAAAAGCAAATGGATTGTTGATGATATGGCCGATATGAAACCCAACAGGGCTGTTATATTTAAGTCTGACAGAATGCACAGGTCAGAGCCAGTGGGCGGCTTCGGTAAAACAACAAAGGACGCCAGGCTTGTTCTGGTGACATTTTTCAATGCAAATTCGTAAAGGCACAAGCGCTGACATTTCGCGCTGTGTAGAAATGGCGGCAGAGTTTCACAAAATAGCCTATGGGCTTTTGGGTATTGAGTTTTGCCCAATATCAACAGCGGCATCATTTGAGCTATGTATTGAACATGGTTTGCTAAGTGTTGCCCAGATTGATGGGTTAGTTGTTGGAATGGTTGCAGGCGTTAAAGCTCCGTTAATGATGAACCATAATCATTTGGTTGGTGCTGAATTGGCGTGGTGGGTAGAGCCTGATTATCGCAAGACTTCGGCGGGTTTAAAGCTGCTTAAATTTGCTGAAAATCTAGCTATTGAGGCGGGTGTTAAGATGTGGTCTATGATGTTATTGGAGTCTAGCGAGCCTGAAAAGGTGGCTAAGATTTATGATAAAATGGGCTATAAACCAGCGGAACGAACTTATTTAAAGGTGTTTTAGTTATGGCGGCGGTAACAGCGGCGGTGGTCGGTACAGCGGTTGGTGTAGGTTCGGCGGTATCAGCAAGAAAACAAGCCAAAAAACAAGAGAGCGCAGCCAAGAAAGCGGCGGCGGGGCAGGAGGCTTCAGCTATTGAGTCGGCGCAATTCTTACAAAAGCAAGGTATCGAGGGTGAGCGGCTTGTGCGCGAGGCGGCTATTGAAGCAGCGGAAACTGCAAGCGGCATACCGCAGCAAGCTATACAGCCATTACAGCGGACGGCTAACCTTGGGCGCTCTGCTTTCAGTAAATCATCTGCTGACATCCTAGGCGGCCAACCTAACAGCCAAGCGGCGTTATCTCGCATTATCGGCGATACTGCAATGCAAGGCTCTATGGGCGTCCCTACTGATCAAGGCGTTAGCGACCCAGTTAAAGAAGAATTATTAAGACAGGCAGGCTTAACAGGTGAGCTTGCGGGTCGTCAATTTAGCGGCGGCTTGGCTGATATGGGTAGGATGGGCGTTTTGGCGGCTGGTGATATTGCAGGCATCGAATCAAGAGGTGCGGCAAGGATGGGCGACCTAGCAACACAGCAAGCATCTGGGCGGGCTTCTTCTTTGGTTGGTGCCGCGGCTCCAGCGGCAAATATGATACAAGGTGCGGGTGAAGCTAGACTGCTATCAGACTTTGCAGGCAATCGACTTAAAACACAAAATGCCGAGCAGTTAGCGCGGCTTGCTGGTAAATACTTGGGGTAATTTATGTCAGTTAATTACGGGCCGTTTCCACTAGGCTCAATACATGCTAGCCAAACACCAACTTATATAAACCCGCTAGACTTAATGCAGCTAGAGTTAATGCGTGGTCGCCCACTAACAAGAAATAAATCGAGTGGCCCGCGCTTTCAAGGCTCGGGAACTATTGATGGAATTAATTATGGGTCGCTTCCCAATCAGAAGGCATCCGCTAAAAGCATTGACGACATCATAAAGCAATCTAAGCCTGTGGCAGAAGATATTTTGCGATCAGGAACAGAGTCGGCGCTCAACTTTTCAAGAGGCTCACAGGCTAATGTAGAGGAATCGCTTTCTCAATTCTTAAACCCACAAGCACTAGAGGAACAAGCGGCTTTATTGGGTGCCACAGGAAAGGCGGCTCAAAAAGCCGCTATAGCCAATATACCTATTAGTGCGGCTCAAGTGGAGGCTGACAGGCGTGAAAGGGTGGGGATGCAACGCAGAGCGGCGGCAGGTGGAGAGCTTGGCGCAGGTTCGACTATGCTTGCATCTGGGCAGCTAGCAGGACAGCAACAGGCTAATCGCGTGGCTAATCGAATCGAGCAGTTAGAGCAGCTGGCGGGCATTGATCGACAGCTAATCGGTGATATTTCCCGCAATCGTGAGTCTGAGCTATCCAGACAAGCAGCATTGCAAGCCGGTCTTGGCGGTCAGATTGCCAATGTTGGGTTTGGTCTAGCTGGCCCTGCTGTCGAATCTATCCAGACACAGGCCGAAATATCAGGATTGCGCGGTATAGCATCAGCAAAACGGTCTGCTGATAACGCTAGCGCAATAGCTAACCTTGCTGGTCAGGTGTTCACGCCTAGCAATATCACAAGCGCTTATAACTTTTTTAGCCCAGCGCCAACTCAGCCATTAACACAAACCCAAAACCTAAACTACAATCAGGCGCTAGTATAATGGCTATCTCACAAGCAGTGGCACAAGCAATACTTAGGCAAAGAACCCCAGACATTATGGGAGCCTTTGAGCAAGGGCAAGAAACGGCCCTTAAGAGGCAAGAGCGCGACAGACAAGAAAAGATACGCGAATTGTCAGGGATGGCCTTGCAGGGCGATGACGAGTCTATGAAAGAGCTTACTGGTATAGCTCCAGAGCTTTCTTTGAGAATGCAAGAGGCGATAGGCGCACAAGATGACGCGGCTCTAGCGAGATTCATTAAGGATGCCAAAGTTGGCGAGAGCCTTTTAATTGATGGCAATGTGCAAGGTTTCCTTTCATTTGCTGACCAGCGCATCAAGGCTATAAAGCGCATGGGTGGCGATACAGCGCAAACCGAAAGAATAGCCGCGTTAGTTCGTGCTGGTGATACAGATACAGCAATTCAAGAGCTGACAGCATTTAGCTCGGCTATAGATCAAGCTAAGCAGATCACCGACACCCCGCGACAGCGAGAGTTCGCGCAGTTTGCAGCCATGCCAGAAGGAACAGAGGCAGAAAGGACGGAAAAGCGTCAGTTTGGGCAGGCAATTGGTGCTATTGCTAAGACTCCAGAAAGATTAACCCCTGAACAATTCAAGGCCGAAGAAGAAGCCAAGGCGGTGGGCAAGGCGCTGGGTAAAGGCTCCGAAGAACGCCAGCAGATTGCCATTGATCGCGGGGTTGAGGCGGCAGACGCCACCGCTAATTTACGCCGTACCTTGTCGCTACTTGATGAGATTAAAACTGGCGGTCTGGCTGCCGCAAACCTTAAAGCTAAACGCTTACTAGGTATTGAGGGTGCCAGCGAGGGGGAGCTATCTAACGCCCTCGGAACTGCCGTATTGAGCCAGTTAAAGGCCACATTTGGTGCAGCCTTTACAGCTCAGGAAGGGGAGAGACTGGAAAAGCTATCTGCGGGGTTTGGTAAGTCTCCAGAGGCTAACCGCCGGATTCTTACTCAGTCATTGCGCATAGCTGAGAAATCTGCGCGTAGAGGTATTAGGGCTGCAGAAGCTCGTAAAGATGATGAAGCAGCAACTCAGATTCGCGAGGCTATGGAGTTCTCCTTAGACTTTCCTGAAGAGTCAGTACAGAAAAAAAAGCCGCAAGGTGTAACCTTCTTAGGATTTGAATAATGCCAATAGCTAGATTTCAAATGCCCGATGGCCGTATTGCTCGGTTTGAAGTTCCAGAAGGAACCACGCCGGAGCAGGCGCAGCAGATAGGCCAAGACTTTGCAGCACAACAGCCCGCGCAAGGTGAGGAATTTCCAGAGGTTCCGCAATCGGTAGGGCTTGGAGCGGTGGCAAATCCACAGCCTGGCGACCCACAAACACCGCAAGAGCAGAGCTTTAGCCCAATGAATATAGCGGGTGAGTTTGCAGCGGGAACCAATGAGGCTGTTTTGCAGTTAGTGGACTTCTTGGGGCCAGATCAATTTAATGCGGCGGCTCAGTTATTTGGTAGCGATATTCGTGTGCCGACTCTAGCCGAGTCTGAGTTTGGTCGCGCTGTTGGTACTGGTGGTTTCGTTCCCGAAGGTACGGCACAGCGAGCGCTAAGGGGTGCGGGGGCCGTTGTGCCCGCTGCTGTTGGTGGCGGTGCGGCATTACGACAAGCTGCTAGCGCTATACCGACCACAGTATCCGCGGTTGAGAGTACGGCCCCAGCCTTGCTGCGCCAGCTTGGCAGTGGAACTGCTGCGGCTGATGTTGGCTTTGGTGCGGCCTCTGGTGCGGGTGCTGAGATTGGGCGCGAGGGCTTTGGAGAAACTGGCGCTGTAGCTGGGTCAATACTGGCGCCACTGGGCGCGGCTGGATTAAAAACAGCGTTCAACGCAGGCGCTAGAGGCATTCAGTCATTAATGGCCAGTGTGTCGAATATGTCAGATGATGGTGCGGCAACCTTGCTGGCTAACGCTATGATTCGTGAGGGGATTGGCCCAGAGGATGCGGCGGCAAGACTTGCACAGCTTGGCCCAGATGCTCTACCTTCCGACCTTGGCACAAGCTTTGGCCGATTACTTAGGGATGCGTCAAACAAAATCCCCCGCATTGAAGGTCAGGCGGCAACAAAGTTAAAGGCTAGGCAATCAGGACAAGCGCAAAGAGTGACTGATGCGCTGGATGACGCCACTGGCACACCACTGCTTAATGTTGATGATGAAATAGCCCGACTTAGCGCAGCTGAAGGGCCAAGAATCACGCGGCTTTATGATGAGGTTAGGCAGCAGCCGCTAGAATCCTCGGCAAAATTAAAGGCACTACTGGAGGGTGACAACTCGGTAGGCAGGGCGTCAAAAGCGGCAGAAGCCCGACTTAATGATAGGCGAGCAGCTGGCGACACTATTGGTGAGATTGACGTTATTGACGCTACCAAACAAGAGTTAGATGATCAGATAGGCGCAGCGCTGCGAACAGGTGAGAATAACCGAGTGCGCGACCTTGTACGCCTTAAAAATGTAATGATTGATGAAGTAGATATCGCAGTGCCTCAATACAAGCAAGCGCGAGACGCCTTTGCTGGTAAAGCTCAACTTGAGAATGCCGCCGATGCGGGCGCAAACTTCTTTAAGATGAAGCCTCGGGACGTTGAGGGTTTTGTGAAGTCGATGGGCGACTCGGAAAAAAGGATGTTTAAGCTTGGTGCCAAGCAGGCATTAATCGACAAGCTGGACGCCAAGCAGGTTAGCCGCGATGCAGTTAAAGCGCTGTTTGGCAAAGGCGGGGATATGCGCAAGCTTCGCGCCCTGTTCGACACGTCACAGCAGTTTAAAGCATTCTCGGATACGCTGGAGCGAGAGGCAAACTTTGTCCTAACGAGAAGGGCGGCTCAGGCGAACTCAACTACAGCCAAACAGATATTTGATGAGCAAGCATCATCCACGGCCTTAAATGATGCCAGCGCGATACTTGGCGACCCATTGGCGGGCGCTAACGCAATTCAGCGCATACTTGGCGGCATTGGTGCAAAGAAAGGCTCAGCCGCCAATATAGAGGCTTTAGAGAAGGCGGGCGACATACTGCTACAGTCTGGCATGAATCCAGACAAGCTGGCGGCACTGTTGCGTAGAGGCTCAGCGGAGCAGGTAAAAATAGCCATAGATAATGCAATAAAAAAAGCGCCAACGGCTAGGGCTATTCAGCCTATCACCATAGGTGCAGCCGCTCAAGCTTTAGGCTCAGATAACCGTATAAGCCGCCAGCAATAAACGCCACAGCAAGCAGTGCCATGTAAAGCAGAACTGCTTGCCAAGATATAAAGCATAGAGCTATAAAAATTAAGATTAGGAGTGCCATAAAATGCCCAGATTTATAAACCCAGTACCACAATACCTCAATAGCGCAGGAGACCCAATAGTTTCGGGTGAAATGTACTTTTATGAGATTGGGTCTACCACGCCCAAGGATACCTATTTAGACGC